TTACTCACCCTCGGCCATTTTACGAAGATCTTTGGCTAATGTATCGTCGGTGAGGACATAAAGGAAGTCGCCTGCCCGC